TTTCGTTTTATTTCTTTCCTTAACCCTAGCGCGGCCAATGCTGCATCTGCGGTTTTCCTACTGTATATGCAAGCACCTAGCGCAAGCCAGTTTTCTATATACGTCATTTTTACCTTCCTAACATTTACCCATACGCCGCTTGATGCGGTTGTTGCTATCCTTTACATACCCGTACACATCGCCCCGTATATCACGGGTTTCTATTTCTTTTTTTCTGTTGGTACTGTATTTGATGTAGACCGCGCATGTACTATGGCAGCCTAACACCCTATACTCACAACCCTTACATGGTAATTTCATTTCTTTATTCCTTGTTTTTAAAAGGGTTAATAGTTTCAAGAATAACAAACGATGTATTTTTATATCCGTTTTGTTCTTCCCATTCACGAAACGCCTTCGTTAATTTTTCTTGTAAAACGTCAATTTGTTTCAGTTCTACATGTAACAAATAATCTTCCGAATATTCTGCTATTTCATCATCAAGATCATAATCAATAATGTCATTGATAACACGCTCCGCATCAACAGTAGGAATATAATAATAAGGGTTTCCAACTTTAACGAGTCGCGGCTCCACAAACTGGTATTCTTTGTTAAATTCTTTAAATTCTTTCACGGCATCTTCAATGCTTTTTTGCGGATAACCTACATGTTCGCCTAAACACCAGCACCACTCTTTATCGTTCTTAACTAACATTTTCGCCACCTATTAGAACGGAATGTTTTCATCGTTCCCTTTATCATCTGCAAAATTATCAAAGTTGCTTTCTGTTGCCGCATCATTTAACGCGGATACGCCTACGAAACTTGCAATAACTTCCGTTACGTATTTCTTTTGGCCCTCTTGCGTTTCATAGCTTCTTGTTTGAATTCGGCCCTCTACAAATAAGCGGTTTCCCTTTCTATAGTTGCCTACTGCTTCGCCCAGCTTGCCCCATGCAACACAATTCACGAACGCCGTTTGTTCTTTCGTTTCATTTGTAGCGCTATCAATATATGTATTGCTGGCTGCTACTGTGAATGTTGCAACCGCTCGGCCTGTTTGTGTATAACGTACTTCCGGATCACGTGCAAGATTTCCTAATAACTGAACACTATTCATAATATAATTCCCTTTCTATTTTCTAATTCTATAGGGCAAATCCGCTCATTTTGCCCCTTCTACTATTTCGCCCTTACGATTTATCGTTAAGGTTTTAAAACTTCCATACAACGCATTTAAACGATTTTTTCCATTCTAAACAATTCATCAAGCGTTAAATTTGTTTGTAGTTCATCGTTAACGTTTTCTTGAATGGCAAGCATTTCCGTTAGTCTAAAATCAAATAACCCGCGTTCATGTTTCTTGTATGTTTCTGGTGATACACCGGCAATAGACGCCATGTCTGATTGTGTATACCTTAACAATTCCCTACATTCGATTAATTTTGGGAATAAATTATATTTCTTGTTCATTTCATCACCCCTAAAATCAACGCCTTTCCTTCTTCGGATATATCGGCTTTTTCAACCATGCTTTTAAGGTCTACGGCTTCGTACTTTTCGACTTCAACCAAATGGCCGTTATCTAGCATCTTAATTTCTGTTTTCTGTGGCATGTTAAGTTCTGCACGTTTACGCGCTTCCATTAACAGGCCATTACTTTTGATGCTGGCAGCTATTTCCATGTTCTTTTGTTCACGTGCTGCCAGCTGCTCATATGCTTTACAAAACTGGCTCATTGCAGCGCTTTCGTTATAACTTTGGCTATTACGTGGATCAAAGAAACGCCATACAGTTTTTGCCGCAAGCCTTGTTATACCTTCCAACTCATCAAGGCCTTTTTCATAGCCTACTTGGCTGGCTTTCTTTCTCACCACTTCCCATGCATCTTGCGCAATCAATCGTTCTTCTTTGCCGTTTACATATCCAGAAATTTCTTCGGCCTTCTTTCGGATAGTTGCAACGGCTGGAACGAATTCGCACGTATTGATACATTGTTTGATAGCTTCCGCCAATGTTACCGGGTTGATATCCTCTAACATGTAGGCGTACATTTTAACTTTCGCACTATCGAATTTGTCATATATCAATAGTTGGCCCGTAGCTTTCAACGTTTCCGGCTTCATTTGTTCCCCCTTCCACCGCATCAATTAACGCGTTTAATTCTGCAACCTTTCTTTCTGTATCCGTCATGGCTGCCATTTCATTTGAATTAAGATATGTATCAAAATGACTTGGCGCAAATAACGTTTTTGGCGTTAAATACTTTTCTAGCTTTGTACCTTTCCATTCACGGCATTTTTTATCAATCACCGTTTTAAAATCATCAACGGTATAACCTTCTTTCAAGCGTGATCGTATTGCTTGGATATATGGTTTTGTTGTTGCCTTAAATTTTGAACCGGTTTTAAGATTAAGATATTCGATAATTTCAATATGAGATTTATCCACATCGTCATGTGTAACATGACATAATGTATCTATACTATCCTTACCTACCCTATCCTTACCTATCCTATCCTTTCCTAACCTAACCTTACCTATGGATACAGTTTGTATACATTCTGTATCCATTCTGGATACATCGCTTTTTAACGTGTACGTTTTATCCTTTTGAATATTGAGTAAATCACGTTCTGGCAATGTGCTTGGCTTGTATCTATCGTTCTGAATGTAGTTATGAATTTTCCAATCTTTGATAACTACAACGCCACTTTCAAACGGTATAACAAACTGTTTTGCAGCGAGTACTTTCATATCGTCATCTTTTGCCCCAATCATTCGCATAATTGACTTTGGGGCATTGATAAAACCGTCATCGTCAGCATCAAGCAGCATATGAAAGTATAGGTTTTGTGTAGTTGCCGGCATGTCTAGGAATGTATCAGACTTGATGATTGATTTTGACATCATTCTTCGTTCTGCCATGTAACCCCCTTGTTTCGTTCCTTTAAAACTTCCCTTATTTGTTTAGCATCTACGCCATGTGCTTTTGTATGGCAATCTCTACAAAGGCAAGCAAGATTACTTAAATTTGATAAACCGCCATGTGATCTAAACTCTATATGATGCACTTCGGTTGCCATTGCGCCACATAGTACACATAGGCCCTCATCTCTTTCGTACGCCCATTTTCTGGTTCTGGCGTACAATACATTATCCTGTTTCTTTCGTTTGTTCATTGCCCCATTCCCTTACAAGTGAATTGATATAATCGTTATCTTCAATCTGTATATTTAATTGGCTGCACTCATCAACAAGCGCATCAATCAAACGCCGCATTTCATCTACCGTATAAACGCTGCTGCCATGATAGGCGCGAACGATTGTATAACCTTCCGTTTTAGCTGGGCCGGCATCTTCAGCGTACCAGCCTAACCCGTGGCCGTGCCAAATTTCAATAAATCGCCCTGTAGCATCGTTTTTAATTGGTAGATAGGTAAATGTACCGCTTTCAATCAAAACACGCTTATACACGTCATTTTTCGAGATATAGGCGTTCTTTGAAAGTTCCCGCGCTATCTTATCGCATAGAACCCATGCGTAGGCGTTAGCATTTAAAGAACGCTTTTTAGATTTCTTTGTTAGTGTTACCGTATATTCTGAATTTTCATCAATTTTGTTGATTTCTTCATCTTTCGGCGCTGGAATTAGAATGTTATAACCTAACGTTTTAACAACCGCAATTCCTTTTGTTACCCATTTCATTAAATGCGGTCTCCAGCATCTTCATGCAACAATGCTTTTTCGTCATTGTCGTATAAGGTAAAGCCTTTGTTTTCCTCTTTTTCCCCATAGTTTTTTAACCATTCAAGGGCGGCCACCATTTCAAATGCATCTAACATCGCAAGGCGTGGTTTCTTAAATTCAGCCGCAATATACTTTGTGATTTCTGCCGGCGGTACTTTTTTAGATTTTTGCAACGCTACAAATTCATCGTATCCTTTAACGTGCGTTTCTTTTGGTTTAGTTGCTGCCGCTGGTGCTGCATTGCCACCCATTGTAAAACGCACGTTTCCTTTACTATCGACTATGGTTAATTTGCTGATATTACGATTTTCGTCATATTCAATTTCTTTAACCGTAAATTTTGCGTATGATTTAGGCTTTCCGTCTTTTCCTGTGTACCATTCGCCTTTTTGCAAATTGATATAAGTAAAAGGTGCGGAGTATAATTCCCTACCGATACCCCAGTTAAAGCATGCACGCTTGAAACTATCAGATGCTTGGCCTTTTTCCTTTTCGGTATTGCTTTCAGTACCTACATCGGACTTCCCAACCCATTCGCCAGTATGTTCGTTAAAGATTGAAACTGTGCAGTATAATCTATCGCCAATGATCGTATGTTCCCGTTTCCAATTTAATGCACCTACAACTTCATCAAGTAGTCGCATGTCAACGCGTGCATCTTTATATAGAAGCACTACCGCGCCTACGTTTCCATTCTTTTCGTTTAGCGACTGAATACGGCAATCTATTTCATTCGCTTTTAGTGTTCTAAATTCCATGTTTCACCGCCTACTTAATATAGAAATTTTGGTTTACTTTAATTTCTGCACCCTCTACCACTTCGCCGGCTTTAATCGCCTTTTTAATTGCCGTTTTATCGGCTTTAATTTCAACCTTTGTAAAATCTGCTGGAATTACATCAAGGTTGATAATTTCAACACTTTCGCTTTTGCGGTAACCAGCTTTAAAGGTTCCAACTTCCAATTTTTCAATGCCTTTTTGTTTCATCGAATATTCAATGTTATTTTTCAAGGTTTCAATAGTGCTTTCTTTTGATTTTTTGACTTTGTTCAATCTATCAATTTCGGCCTTAATTCCTTGTATGTCAGCTTCAACATTAATCATGTATTTTGCCGTGTTTTCTATCTTTTCTTCGATTGATAGATCAAGCATTTCTAATGTGTTTTGAATTGCTTCGATTTCTTCCGGCGTTTCTGCCGTTTCAAGCATTGCGGATAATTCTGCATAATCTTTATTCAACGTATAAATGCTGCTCATCTTTTGCCACCTCTAACACCTTTACAATATCTTCAAACGCTTCTATTTCCGTCGTGTTTGTTAATTTGGGAAATCCTTTAATATGACACAAAAGGGATATATCTGTGCTATTATCTTTTGCATAAATATAGTGTTCAAACCTTCCGTAAGAATTCGCCGTTATTTCCAAAGTCATTGTTATATTTGGGTGATTTATACCTTTTTCTATTTCAATTCCTTCAAAACGTTCTAATAAATTAATCACGTTTTCTTTATCCATTTTTCACCTTGCCACCTTAACCAACTATCATGTATGATATAGTTAAGATGCTTATTTAAAACTCACTTTTCGCATCTGCCCTTTAGTAATTCCCGTTACTATTGGGCCTTTTTTAATTTATCAATATAGATGCCACTATATAGCAGTGTTACACCTAATAGGCCTTGCAACATTGCTTCATAGAATGTTAATACGTCAATCTCCAATGATCCCGGCGTACCTAACAACAATACAAAACCTACAATTTTCATAATGCTAGTCATTGACAAATTCCCCCGTAATCTCCAGTACATTGCTGGTGATTTTTTTTATACTGTTTTTTAGTTTTGCGTTTTCTTTCGCCAATTCTTCATTTTCTGCTTTTAACGCCCGATAATTAACCGCATTTATTTCGGTTTCTAGTCCGGCG